GGCAGTTCGGCGGGAGCACCAACCGCCTGCGCAGCAATACCATTGCCGGGTACATTGTAGACCAGAACGACATGGTGACGGACTACCCGGCCATGGTGAAGAAGTACGGTAAAAACGGATACAAGGAGGAAAAGAAAATGTACAAATTTTATGAGGATATTCCCAGTTGGGGCCAGCCTGCGGTAAAGTCCGCTATGGACAAGGGTGTGCTGAATGGCACAGGAACGGAGAATGGCAAGCCGGTCCTGAACCTTTCGGAGGACCTGGTCCGAACGCTGGTGATCTTGCAGAACATGAAGCTGCTGTGATAAGAAATTCCCTCCTCTGGGGTGACCCGGAGGAGGGGTTTCGTGCATTATGGGGTGGAAACGATGGCGAAACAGGTTCCGTGGAACAAAATTATTTTGGAGGAATTTATTGATAAGGCATTACTAACCGAGGACGAGGAGAAGATCATGCGCACCAGAATCGCAGGATGGACCAGGGTTCAGCAGAGTATGGAGTTCGGCATGAGCCTTGCGACCATTGATCGGATCATCCGGCGGCTGAAAGCAAAGTACGATCATGCACAGAAGTACTCCCCGTTGCTTCCGGTCAGAAAAGAAAGCGCGGAGGAGTTGTATATGGACACCCATTGACAGTTTTTCGGGAGTATACCGGGAGGAAGGCGAGAGTTTTCCTTCCGTTTTTCTTTGTATCATTTGAGTATGAAGCGGCCACTTCAAATCAAAAATACGGAGGAAAAAACAATGGAAGTCGAGAAGAACTACGCCAGTAAGGGAACCGCCAATACCGGCCTGGGCTTTGGCATTGCCGGTACTGCTCTTTCGCTGCTGAACGACGGCGCCCTGGGCGGCCTGTTTGGCCGTAACGGCGGGCCCTGCGAGAGCGACCACAACGTGAACCGGTATGAGGCGAGCCAGGCGGCACGGATCGCCCAGCTGGAGACCGAAGTGAAACTTCGGGACGCCAACACCTACACCGACAAGAA